GTTCCAATCAATGATGGGACAGAGAGATTAAAGAGTTTCTTGAAAGTTGATCCTATATCTGGCTATTCTAGGTTGAGTATAAACTCAACTTGCCGTGGGATACTCTCGGAGTTTGGTGCTGTACCTAATCCTTTCGATGGACAGACGAGAGCCTACCGCTGGAAGGTAGATAGGGACGGGGCTATAGTTGGTAATACACCTGAAGATAAGTATAATCATGGGATAAAAGCACTTATTTATGGTCTTGTTTACCACTTTGGCTACAGTTATGCCGGGGATCGACAGAAGATTAGGGTGAAACACTGGTGAGAAAGACAGCAGATGACATAACAAGACTTGTAGAAGGGCATCGTGAGTCCACTTATCCCTTCCGAGACAGGATGCAGGAAGACTATGACCTGTATATCATGCGTCCATATGACGCTGGTGATGGGTATGAGTCCTATACATCCAACGAACCACGCACTTATGCAGACAAAATCATCTCTTGGATGGCTGCAGCAGAGCTAATAGTACGCATTCCGAACATCGAAGAGCCTAGAGACATGCGTGAGATGAACGATGCCAAGGAAAAATTCCTTGTCGGCATCTTCCGTGCTGCAGATGAGAGGCTCAGAAGGCGTATGCAGCCCTCTCTTAGGGAACAACTGGCTTGGTATATAGCTTTAAGAGGCTGGTATGCTGGCAGATCGCTGCTGCATATAGACTCAAAGGGCAAAACTCAGGTAGATATTACTCCTTGGGACCCCCTTCATACTTACTGGGGCGAAGGAGAGGAGGGTCTTGCTTGGGCTTGCTACAGGATTCATAAGACCAAGGACGAAATACTCCAGCAGTATGGGATTTCTCTGGATGAGCAGGATGATGAGACTCCTATCGAGGTCTATGACTACTATGATGATGAGCATAATATTGTTTGCACTCAGGAAACAATATTAAAGCCAGCCACTCCCCATAATGCAGGTAGAGTTCCTGTGTTTCTGGGCATGGTTGGAGCGCAGCCAATGATACAGAACATTGATGAGACAGCTATCACCGATACGATAGCTGATTATGGTGAATCTGTATTCGCAGCTAACAGGGAGATATACGAGAAGCATAACTTCACCATGTCAGTCATGATGGAGATGGTATCCAGATCAAGGAAGCAAGGTATTGCTATTACTTCCAGAGATGGACAGAAGACTCTCGATGAAGACCCTTACAAGGCAGGAGCTGAGGTAGCTCTTGCACAGGGAGAAAAGATAGAACCTCTCGGACTGATGGAAGTTGCCCGTGAGACTGGTGCTTACATGGGACTTGTAGCTGGTGAACTTCAGCGTGGCTCTATACCGCACACGGTATACGGAGACTTGCAGTTCCAGCTATCTGGATTTGCTATCAATACACTCAGGCAGGGAATAGACAGTGTACTCAGACCAAGGATCACTGCTATGGAAGATGCCTACATGCAGGTATCTCATCTAATATGTGACCAGTATGGCTCAGGTATATATGATCCAATCAGTGTGAGTGGCAGAGATAAGAATAGAATCTATTTCAGTGAGGCAGTGCAGCCCGATTCAATCGGTGAAGCTGGTACTCCTGAGATAAAGATAGTCAGCCAGTTGCCAGAAGACGATATGTCTAGGATGTCTATGGCTCAGATGGCTAGAGAGGGTCCGACCCCATTGCTATCAGATATGTATGTGAGGGATAAGATACTCGGACTGCAGGATGCAGACTCACTGGAAGACTCTATCAAGGAGCAGATGGCAGAGAGAGTTCTGCCAGAGGCATCACTGTGGACATTGCTGTCTGCAACAGAGAACCGTGGCAGATCAGACTTGTCCCAGTTCTACTATGGAGAACTGATGCACTTACTTCAGCAGAAGCAGATGATGAGGCAGCAAAGCATGATGCCTCAGCAGCCAATGCAGGGAGGAGGGCAGGAAGGTGGACCGCCTACGGCTAACCCACAGGTTATGCCTAATGCAATGATGGGAGTACCGCCTCCTACGCCTACGCCACAGGGAGGACCTAATGTACCTCCGGGGCAGCCAAGACCGGGAGCGCAGAGTCCAGAAGAACAACTTAGAAGAATTGGATTACTCGGACCAGCAGGATAATGGGATTTACAAGAATAGAAAAATCAGGTGGTGCTATCAGGGTCATTGAATCAGATTCAGATGGCGTCGAACTAAGCTCATCCATAATTCCTTCATTTAATGAAATGACAGGAAAAGATGTCAGTACGAAGTACATAGAAACACGTAACAGAAATGAAATAGGAAATATTTGGAATAATGAATCTCAATCAAAAGTAGGTCAGGAAGGTGCTACGTTTTCTGATATACAGAATGATGTGGCAGCTCGTTACAACATTGAACCTAAAAGAATAGCATCTGGCATTCATGACTTTCCTCTACCTGAATGGTTAAATCCGTTCTCTGGAGGAGATGGAGAAGGTACGTTTACTGCTGGTCCTGCTGACCCTCCTCCTGAACCTCCTCCAGCTACCCCTGCTGATCCCCCTCCTGAAGTTCCTCCAGAAACTATTATTGGTTCTAGTGGTGATCCAATACTTTCTGGAGATGCTGATCCTATACTAGGTAAATATGGATATGAGACTACCCCTTGGGCATACATATATGGAGATTATTTAAAACAGACTGTAGGCTTGAGGGGTGACCCTTCAATCTATCAGCATCTTAGGTCTGAAGGATTAAGCAATGATCCTTTACAGAGAATGGTATACACACAGTTCTTGCTAGATGGTACTTATTCCGATTCCCATAGAGGAGCCTTGTATGGAGTACCTCCAGATCAGATAGCCACAAAAGATTCTATTGATAGTCGAATGGAATATATAATTGGTACTGGAAATCCCTATGCAGATTATCTAAAGGCTTATAAACCATTTAGTCAAAGTAAGACTATTGGGCTTATATATGATGTTATACAGGTATTAAGAGGTCAATCTGATTGGAGGGCGGAAGATGCTGAGACATATTCACCTGCGCAGCAGAGAAACTTTAGATGGGAACACAGATTTTTTAACGGATCAAATGCCCTTGATAACCAGAGAGCATTAGCAGCACTTCCTATTATGAAAAATACTCCTGTTCTTTTAAGACAGGAGACTTCTAATATACTGGGAATGTTGTATGAGAGATGGCAAGCTGATCCATCTAGAGATGAGAATGTAGGATGGCTTGAGCATGTCTATAATAATAAGTTCTTTGGACTTGCTGGTAGTACTGCAGATATCGCATATGGAGGATTAACAGGGGAAGACTATAGCCGTACAGCAGAACAGAATGTGAAAGATGCAGATACATCTCAACCGGGATGGACACCTAAGAAGGAAGTAGTACCTGAGAAGGAAGCACCACCTGAGAAGAAAGTAGTACCAGATAAAAAGGTAAGTACTAATCCTACTACTCAAGTTGCAAAAGAAGCTGTTATTCCAAAAGCAGGTCCGCCAAATACTCAGGCACTTCCGGGTCAGGAAGGGTACAACCTTCCAACTATTCAAGAAAAGATAGCACTATATAATGAGTTTGGTACACCGTGGTCAGAGTTTGAGGGGAGGCTGCCCATTACTTCAGGTAGTGGAATACTTCCTCCTGAGACTGTACCGAGCGTACAAGATTTTGTGTTAAAGTATCATACAAGTGCAGAACAGGAAGCTGCCTTCCAAAGAAGTAGGCAGTTTAGAGAATTTTCTGATAAGGGTACTATTTTCGAAGATAGTGGTAGATCTAGGATTACGGGATGGTTTGGGGGATCAAGGAAAAATCCTACTGTAGCAAGAGATGAAACTGGTAAAGTAGTAGCTCTTCCTTTGGGGTATTCAATGAATGTAGCGCGAGATCGTTTTGAAGACTGGGTTAATGAATAGGAGAATATAATGGTTACGCCAGCAACATTTGCACCTCTAGATGCTACATATCGTAACTGGCTTTCTGGGCAATTGGGTGGATATACAAATCCATTCCAGCAACAGTATATGAATATGAATGCTCCTATGGCACAGCTTGCTTACTATACTGCTCCTGCTGATACTAGATATTCTCCTGCAACTGGAGCTGCGACTAATCCTTATGGTCAATTTCTAAGTCAGGGTCTTGGCACTATGGGAGGATACGCTCCATTATCCGCAGAAGACTGGATAGGTAGGGCGCAAGGAGTACAGACAGCACTCGGCGCAACAACTGATCCAAGTATGGCACAGACAAGACTGCAGAGTAGATTCGGTGGTTCAGGTGGGCAGCAGTCTGCTGAAGAAGTTTCAAGAAACCAGCAAGCATTAGTTAATGCAGCAATAACAGCAAATACACCTCTTGCCTTAAGAGGCGAGACTAGTTCAATCCTAGATAGAATGTATGACAGGTGGGTAACTAATCCACTGTCTACTGGAAACTATCTTACTCATGGTATGGGTGATACAGGAGCATGGTCACAATTCTTCACTGATCAACAAAGAGCTGGCAATTGGGCTTAGTTAATGGCAAACCAATATGACTGGGGTTCTGATGATAATGTATTCTCGGAGTTCTTAGAACTTAATCCTGCTGCTGCTTATTACAGCTATGGAGAAGAGTGGGGCGCACCTAAGCAAACAAGACATTACCAGAACCAGTTCCAGAGTATTTATAACCAGTACTTAGGTTCTCTTGGCGGTATGCTCCGTCAGGGAGTTATGCCTACCAGTGCTGAAGATACATTTTCTGGATACTTAGAAAACTATGATTGGACTGATAGGTATACGTCTACACCTCCAACCATGAGAGGAGACTTTGACGCTCAGTTCAATCCTAGAACTAGACAGATTTATTTCTAATGTCTGAGCCATATAACCCTTATAGCAATCCACGAAATCAGCGATGGGTAGGAAACTTCCTTGCAACTTTGGGTTTAAACCCAAATAACTTCATGAAGGCCGTACAGGAAAACGGAACCGTATCTCTTCCTTCTGATATCCAGAGTATTGAAGATATCCGTAAACGATTTTCAGATCAGGGTATTCCTGTACCTGAATACTTGATGGAACTTGCTGCTGAGAATTGGGAAGATTATGAGGAGATCATCTTAGGTAAACCTATTAGACAAACTATTGGTCTTAATCAGTTTGGACCAGCAATACCTAAAGACGTTCTTAATAAGACAAGAGAACTTGAGAGTAAAGGGTATGTAAGGATTGGTGATTCGATCCCACATATTGAGAGTGGGAAAGAAACCAACTTATGGAAAGAGGTCTGGGCAAAGCCCAAGTATGGTCCTGTTCTACCATTTGGACAGGACTTAAATGCAGCCGAACTTCTTGGCGGACTTTTTGATAATGCTCAAAAGGAAGCATCAAGAAGGGATGAAAATCGGGACCTTGTTCATCCTATGCAACTGGAAGATACCGGTCTTCCTGACATACGTAACGGTGAAAGTTTCTGGAAAGAAGAGTGGAATAAAGCTCTCTCACGAGGAATAAGTGCTGCTCAAACATTTCTTCAACCCGGTTCAACTATGACGGATAGGTTTGCAGGTTCACGTCAAGAGATAGAAGCAATAGCTCCTGATATGAATCCTCTAGCAAAATCAGGATTGGCACTCCTTTCTTCTGCTACGCCAGCAATGGAGGTCTTTGATGATACAGTGACCCTTGGAGCTGGATACGCCTCTACTCAACAACTTCCTTCTTTGCATACGCTAGGCGGTTCTCAAGATGAAGGTGCGATGCGCACAAATAGTGGTGCTTTACAGCGTTATCAGTTTATGCAAACTTTAGACCCGGAGAATCGCCAATCTCCTGACTGGGCAAAAAGACAGTCAGCATACAAGCAAGCAAGAGATTCAGGAGAAGTTTCTTTAGCTGAACAGATATTTTATGAATCTTTTACTGATCCTTTTGTAATCGGTCCGGGTGGTGAAGTTGCATGGGCTTTTGGGTTAGGAAACAAAAAAGTTATTAAGAAGATGTCTGAAAAAGAAATAGCTAAATTTGCTGCAAATATACAATCCAGAGCTGTAAGAGAGGCTCTTGGACCTACATTTAAAGAAACTAATGGATTACTGAATATATGGAAGAATCAATCTGGTGGGACAGGAGCTGTAAGTTCGGAGTTTAGAGCAGCACTTAACCTAGTTACCTTTGATCCTACTGTAAATATAGATGCCTTTGGACCTAACTCTGTAGTAATGCGACAGCAGTTTATGAATTCTGGAGTACTAGAAGAAGAAGCTGACTTATTAACTCGTGCCATAGCAAATATGTCATCTAATGTAGGAGATGGAAATCCAGATGCGTTAGCAGGGCAGATTCAAATTTCCAAGATATCCGATGGTGCTGCCAACAGTGCCTTAGAACAAACAATAGAGTTTGATAATCTTGATGCTCCCATTGGGTTTACCTTTAAGATTTCTGAACCACAGAATACTGTTACTGGTCTTACACATAACTTTGATAATTGGATGGACTTGGTTGATACGATTGATCCTAGCTCAGGTTATGGTCGTAAGTTAACAAAGGCTGGATTTAATCCTACTGACAAGACCTTTTCTAAAAATGGTTTATTGGATCAGTTGCAGGGACAGAACCTACTTATGCCTGAAGGTCCAGAGTATGGTGCATTCTCAGGAATGAGGCTTCATAAGGAAGAACTTGTTGGTCTTGGTATAGATTCATTCATTAGAAATTACAGGGGCGATAGAATTCCCATGAATGAGCTACGGCAATTCATGGATCAGAATAGACTAAAGATCACTGAACTTAAGATGGAAGACCTATACTCTCAGGGAGACCTTCAAGCCAGACTTGGTGGAGCAGCAGACCATTACGGAGTTATTGGCCTATCTTTAGATTTAGAGAATATGTCTCCTGATAGCACCATTATTAGAGCGATGCTTCAAGCGGAAGGAGACTCACTAACTACTTATCTTGGTCATTACGGACAAACTTACGCAGCCTTTGGTAGCCCTAGAGCGTCTGAATTCTTTGCTCAAAGTGTAGATAATATGGCTCAGAGAGCTATAGAGTTAATAAATCCTGCAGGTCCATCATTAACTGCTGTTCCACATAGTCGTGAGAACATAATGATGACTGGTAGGTTTCAGATACGCTCTACTTCTGATGGGCTAAAACTATTTCATATGGATGAAATACAATCTGACTTTTTCCAGAACAGGGCACGCATTCTTGGAGATCGAGAGTTTCAATCTAGGTTTACCCATAGTCTTGAAAATTTATCAGGACCAGATAGACCATTATACTGGGATGTTGCTGATCAAAATAAAAAGTCTGGTGGATGGTCAATGGGAAGGTTTGGCACTCATCGGGAAGAGATACATCTTCCCGATGAAACTGGATTAATAGAGGCTGAATCAGAGAGTCTATTTATAACTCCAACACATGGAATTACAGTATCAGATGAATCCGTTAAAGTTCTATATGACAATATTATTAGGGCAATAGGTGACAATCCTAAATTATCAAATAAAGGAAGAAGTAGAGAGTTTGTTGGAAATGAAGAAAACTTTGGGGCTAAGATAATTGAAGAAGAATTATATCAAGTAGGACAGGACTTTGTACGAGTACAGATTCTAAAACAGGGAGATGAAATTTCACAGGAAGGAGTTGAAAAAGCTCCTATTGTTAGACTTACAAATTATAAATCTCTTCAATACCAATCCTCTAGTAGCGGAGATATCTTTAATGACTTCTATGATATCCGTAACCTTAAAGACTTCTGGAATTTTACTGCAAGAGGAATGATTAGCCTTGAAGCAGACTCTATTGTTAAAAGAAGGGCATTTTCAGAAGATTTCTGGGCGCATACAAGATGGTCTACAGATGACATATTAAATAATAAAACCCCTTATAAAATTGTTAAAGAGAGAGATGGGTATTCTGTTTATATAGGTGGAGCTAGACCTAATATTCCGGGATTGATGAATAAACGGGGTATCTCGATGGGAGATTATGAAACCCGTGAAGGTGCTGCTCAAGCAATTAATAATTATTTAAGAACAGTTTCTTCTACTCCTTTTAATTTACCAGAGAATTTTATTTTTGATGAAACAAATTTTGCTATTCCTGTAATTCGTAGATTACTTTTTAATTCTGCTGATGAAGGAGCTGAAGTAGTAACCTTTTCTTCTGCAGAAGAATTGGTTAATAGATATGGCAAAGGAGCATTGCCATATGCTCTTAAAATGTATGGTCGTGTAATGGGCGAAGGGGTTAAGCCATCAGGATTAATTCATAGAGAAACACGTAGAATTATTACAGATGTAATGCGTACTGCAGGGTGGTCACGGTGGAGTATTAATGACACCGATAAGTTAATGGCTAGGATTGAAGTTCCAACTGGAACTAAAAATATTCCTTATAGAGCATTTGAAAACAATACAGTTACACCTCAAAAAGCTACAGGTCATACAACAGGTGTTCTGGCTAGCTTGCGTATGTTAGAAGCAGCAATTAAAGAAGGTTCTTCTCGTGCAGATACTTCATATATAAATGAAACCTTAGATCATATTCCTTGGGAATTAACAATCAATGACTCTGATCCCCTTGTTAGAGAAGCAATTTTAGAAAGACTTGTTAGTGCTAATGTCGGAGCCATGACTGAAAAGTTATCAAGTAAGAGCTATAGGAGACAATGGGACCCTGACTGGTCTATTAATCATGCAAAAACAGGTCAATATGATGATGTGTTATCCGTATTAGATTATTATACTCAAATAATACGGCGTGGTTATAATGAGCTTTATAGATTTGATGATATTCTTGCTACTGATGATATTAAAATTCCATCAGTTATAAAGGCATTACAGGATAGACGTGGCTTAAACACTTCTAAGGAACGTGTTAATTCTTTTAATCTTCTCAACATGATTGAGTTTGAAGGAATCCCGGTAACTCCTAGAAAGAATGGAACTAGTAACGATGATATTTTAAGAATACTCTTAGAAGAATCTATTGATACTGTTAACCCTGCTACTGATATTATTTCTAAGTTACGACACCCCCTTCATATAGCTCCAAGACAAACAGATAAGGTTACTGCTTTTAATGGAGTAAGACTCACGGATGACCTTAGTAATGCTGCCGTAAGAAAAGAACTTGGCATATCCCATAAGTTTGAAGATGGTGCAATGCCAACATTACAGGAAGCATTGAAAAATGTTCAGATGAGATTATTCCAGATCAATGACCAAGCACCCAGAGGTGGTAAGGTACTTGGATTTGTAGACTTTACTAATGATGGTAAGTATTTAATCCGACTTGCAGAAGCTGCAGACTCTCACGTTGCAATGCACGAAGTCGGACATGTATTCCGTAGGCTTCTCACAGAAGACCAGTTGCGTGCTGCAGGTGAGTTCTCTATGGGTAGGGAAGTCTTTGATGGATTAACTAATAAGAATATATGGAGTAGAGAAGCAGAAGAAGCATTTGCTGATGCCTTTGAATCTTATCTCCGTACTGGATTCACACGTAATCCACAGATGAGAACTGTGTTTGAACGGTTTAAAGAATGGTTAAAGTCTGTAGGTAGGGCAATCAAGGGTTCTCCCCACGAAGAGAAACTTAATCCACAGATGCGACAGTTCTTTGATGATCTTCTTACTCCTAATCGACCATCTATTAGGAAGATAGAAAATAGTGTTCCACCTCATATGATCGATGAGGTGAAAAAATTCTATGGATATAGGGTTGCTGCTCATAATGTTGTTAATGATGTTGGTATTGATGTTATTGATAGGCAATTCAAAATAGCTGATGAAGCTCCGATAACACCTCCCATTGAAGAACTTAGTTCTCTAACTTCAATAGACGATACGTTGAGTGCAGCTTTTGTCGAAGACTTATATAGGAAAGTTGCAGAAGGAGTAGCAAAGGTTCCCCTTGCTGGTGCTGTCATAAAGGGTATGAACCCATCTGCTGCAGCGTCTGATCCTCTTGCCAGAGCATTAATAATAAGAGAAATATTAATAAGTCAGGGCGGTCAAAAAGCAACGATTGCTATATCAAAGTTACGAAGATTAGGGAATAGACAAAAAGTATTTGGCGATGTGGATGATAAGGGTTTGTTCTCAGATGGACCATTAAAAGGTATGCATCTTAATGATATCCGTACTCGTCCAAATGATTATCCGTTATCTCCCGAACAAAGAGAATGGATTGATGTTGCCAGTACCCTAGAAGAAGCTAAGTTAAAGATGCTTGAAGTAGAAGGGATCAAGATAAATCTTCTGGACTTTGATGAGGGTGGTCAGTATGCAGGACGTAGAGTTTTTGTAAAAGTTGATCCTGACGGAAGGGTTATAGATGCAGTAGCTGTGGGAAGGGGAGTAGGAGGAAAGCAATCATACCAAAAAACAAGAGTATATAAGACTGCTGAAGAAGCTGTAGAAGATGGCTTTAGATACATGGAAGAAGACGAAGCACTGTTCATGAATCTTGAAGCAGCTTACAGACAGGTCGCAGATAAAAGAGTAGTGGACTATATCGTTTCTAATTTAAATATGCGTACCGCAGGAACGGAACTTGATTTAATAGTTAACAGGAATATAACTGCAGAAAGAGTT